TGGGAGACAGTTTCGCCTGGAGCACCAATTGGGAGGCCCTTCTCGCCACCCAGAAGGACCAGGCCCTGCTGTCGGCCTTCCGCCTGCTGGAGAAGCAGCAGTGGGAGGGGACGCCGACGGCGGGCCCGGCGCACTTCCCCGCCTCGGGCGTGACGGACTGCCTCGGGGAGGCCATCCCCGAGGACGAGGTGCCGCCGGACATCGAGGCAGCCCAGATCGAGCTGGCCTACGCCATCAGCCAGAACGTGGACCTGGAGGTGTCCACCACGACCGACGACAACGTGCGACGGCTTCAGGCGGGCTCGGCCAGCATCGAGTTCTTCAACCGTGACGGCTCCATCCTCCCTTCCCGGTTCCCCGGGAACGTGATGGAGCTGATCAAGTGCTACCTGCGGTCCTCGTCCGCCAGCTGCGGCCCGGAGGCGATCGGCGCCACGGGTGAATCCATCTTCGACGACTGCGACGACTACGACCGCAACACCCCGTTCTGATGCGTGCCTTCCTCTGTGCCTCCCTGCTCGCCCTGCTGGCGTGCCACTCGACCCCCGAGCCTATCCAGTTCCATGTCGTCCCGGGCAGCCTCGACCACGTGATGCTACAGCTGATGGCCGGGGCTCCTCCGGCTCGCGCGCTCGCGGTCACCCTCGTGGTGGCGGACGAGGACGAGGACACGCTGGGGTACGCCCTCGACCTCGGGGACGACCATTGGCTCATCCAGATCGACGCCAGCATGGACTTCCAGCTGCAGCGGATGGTGCTGACCCACGAGTGGGCGCACGTCCTCGTCGGCGACGGGGGCTGCGGCCTCGAAGGCAACCACGGTCCGACCTTCGGCGTGGCCTGGGCAGCCGCCTGGCGCGCTGTCGTGGGGGAGGAGGACTGATGGGCAACAAGCTGTTCGGTCGAGATATCGCGGGTCAACTGGCCAAGCGCCTCGGTCCGCTCCTTCTGCCAATGACTCTGACTCGTGTGGTCAGCGGAGACCGAGACCCCTCGGACCCGTCCGCCGGCACCAACCAGGGCGAGACGGATCACGCCTGTCGAGGGATCCTGGAGGACTACCGGGATTCTCAGTTTGACGGGACTACGATCAAGCGCGGAGACCGCAAAGCCCTCCTCCTGGGCGACACGATCCAGGGTGGAGCCGTACCCCAGCCTAGCGACAAGATCACAGCGGAGGGCAATGTGTACCACGTGGTCAACGCCAAACGCGATCCAGACGCTGCCACCTACGCCTGTCAAGTTCGAGGAGCATGATGAACACCAAACGTACCACCCAGCCCTTCACCCAGGCGGTCGCGGTCACTCCCGACAACGACAACGACCTGGCGAACCCCTGCCGCGCGCTGTACATCGGCAGTTCCGGCACCCTCCGCGTCACGATCGGCGGCGCGGTGGTCAACTTCGCGGCGGTCACCGCCGGGGACATCATCCCGATGGTGGTCACCCGAGTGCACGCCACGGGAACCTCCGCAACGGGCATCGTTGCGTTCAACTGATGGAGTTCACTGACCCCGCCTCCCGACTGGAGGCCCTGGTGGCGAGCGTGGAGCCCAAGTTCAGGGCCCGCTTCCTCGCTGTCATCAGGTCGATCAAGGACCAGCGCTCCCTGGAGGACATCAGCGCGCTCATCCTTGCGGGTCAGATCGACGAGGCGCTGCTCACGGCGGAGGTGGCGGCCCTCCGACTGAGCAACCTGTTCAACCAGGTGGTGATCCTGTCCGGCTCGGAGACGGCGGCCAGCATCGGCGGCAACCTCAACATCCTCGTCGAGTTCGACCACGTGAACCAGCACGCGCTGTCCGCGATGACGCGGAACCGGCTGCGGATGGTCACCGAGTTCATGGCGGAGCAGCGCGAGGCGACCCGCGCAGCCCTCATCGACGGGATCCAGCGCGGGGCCAACCCCATCGAGCAGGCGCGGGCCTTCCGTGACTCAATCGGCCTGACCCGCTACCAGCAGGAGATCGTCAACAACTACCGCCGCAACCTCAACGAGCTGTCGCCCCGCGCGCTCGACCGGGAGCTGCGTGACCGCCGCTTCGACCGCACGGTCAACCGCGCCATCCGCGACGGCGTGCCGCTTCGCCAGGACCAGATCGACAACATGGTGTCGAGGTACACCGACCGCTGGGTCAAGTACCGCTCCGAGGTGATCGCCCGCACCGAGTCCTTGCGCTCTGTCCACCTGGGCAACGACGAGATGTACCGCCAGGCCATCGCCGACGGCCACCTCAGCCAGGGCGACCTGATCCGCACCTGGGACACGTCGAAGCTGGGCAACGTCCGCGACTCCCACAAGGACATGGAAGGCCAGCAGCGCGGCATCGGCGAGATGTTCACCTCCGGGCTCGGCAACGCCCTGGAGTTCCCGGGGGACGACCGTGCCCCCGTCGAGGACACCGCGCAGTGTGTCTGCGCGGTCACGACCCGTTACACGTCAGCCGCCCGCGAGGCGATCCTGGCGGCTATCCCGACCGCTCAACCCCTGTAGGAGACCTACCCATGCACAAGTCCAAAGTCCGCACGTCCCTCCCGAACCTCGAAGTGGACGGAGCCCGCCTGGGCTCCGGTCGAGCCGTCACCGCCAACGCGGCGGGCGGTGTCCGCCTGGAGGACCGTAGCCTGGCCGTCCGCCGGGCCCGCTTCCGCCTCGACAGCCTGTCCGTCGCCATGGAGGCTGACGACGACTTCGGCAGCGTCAAGCTGTGCGACCTCCCCGACGGCAACCTGATCATCGTCGGGGCCCTCGTGGACCTCGTGGCGGTCGGCGTGGACGGCTCCGCCGCCGGTCTCGACTCGATCGACGTGGCCGTGGGCACCGCCCCGGTCGCCAGCACGACCTTCGCCAACGCGGGTGAGGACGACATCGTGCCGAAGCTGGACGCGGACGCGGGTGGCGTCATCCAGGGCGGCCCGACGGGCACCGAGGCCCTGGGCTTCCTCGCGGCGTCCTCGGACTCGGTGTACCTGAACGTGGTGGACGTCATCACCGCTGACGGCGCCATCGAGTTCACCGGCTGGGTCGAGCTGCTGTACATCGACCTGGGCGACCCGGCGGCCTGATCTTCCCACAGGGGGCTTGACTTTTGCCCCCAACTTCACCTATCAACAGGAGGCTCGGACCTCGATGGAGCAGACCCGCAACCCCATTCGCACCAACTTCAAGGTGGCGAAAGTGGACCGCAGCCTGGGACTCGTCCTGGGCTGGGCCATCGTCTCCAAGGTGGACGGGCAGCCCTACTTCGACCTGCAAGGGGATCACATCCCCGAGGCGGTGATGCTGGAGGCGGCCACGGACTTCATGGAGAACAGCCGCGCGGCCAAGGCGATGCACGCGGGCCCCGACCGGGGCTCCATCCTGTTCGCCTTCCCCATGACGGAGGAGATCGCCAAGGCGTTCAAGTTCGACACGGGCGGGAAGTACGGGCTGATGGTGGCGGCGAAGTTCGACGAGGGCGTGCTGGCCAAGTTCGACGACGGGACCTACACCGGGTTCAGCATCGGCGGCTGGTACGGCAACTACGACGAGGTGGACTGAACCCATGCCCACTCCCCCGAGCAAGACCCAACGCAAGCGCCGCATCCTCCGCTCCCTCATCGTGGACGAGGTGAGCGGCGTGGACCGCGCTGCCCAGGTCCCCGCCCAAGCCCTCCTGCGCAAGCGCTACGAGGACGAGGAGGAGATGGGCCCGGACGGCAAGAAGCGCAAGAAGCCCAAGGCCGAGAAGGGCTACGGCCCCGAGTTCGACCGCCCCATGCTCACCACCGAGGTGGACGGGCATCAACACGTCCTCGACGACTGCGGCCAGGGAGGCGAGACCTCCTGGGCGAAGTCCGAGGGCGAGGAGTACGGGCACTCGCACCCCTGGGTGCGGATGCTTGACGGCAGCATCGTGGTCGGTGCTGCGGAAGGACACACTCACGACCTCATCCCGACCTCGACCATTGTGGTGGAGGCAACCAAGTCCGCTGGCGGTGCCGGCGGTGGTCAAACCCAAGGAGAACATCCGATGACCAAGCAAGACCCCGAAGCCGCCAAGGGCACCGAGATCCCGGAAGCGGTCCAGAAGAGCATCGCCGACCTCACGGCCCGCGCCGAGCGCGCCGAGGCGATCATGAAGCTGAACGCGGACGAGCGCGCCGTGTTCGACAGCCTCCAGGGCGACGCCCAGGGGCAGTTCCTGTCGAAGTCCGCCGACCAGCGGGCCGAGGCCATCCGGGAGGCGAAGGACGCCGACCGCGTGGTGTACAAGGCCCTCAACGGCGACGTGTTCCGCGCCTCCGACGACCCGCGCCTGGCCAAGATGGCCCGCGAGGCGGACGAGGAGCGCGAGCGCACCCGCAAGGCTCTGGAGCAGGCCGACATGGCCCGCCTGGAGAAGCGCGCGGACGCCGAGCTGGCGCACTGCCCGGGCACCGTCGCGGTGCGCGCGAAGATCCTCAAGGCCCTGGAGGGCGTCGAGGGTGCGGGCGAGTTCCTGAAGGCGGCGGACTCGGCCCTGGCCAAGTCCTTCGAGCCCTCGGGCACGACCGGCACGACCGCCAGCGGCGAGGAGCTGAGCAAGGCGGAGGACCGCCTGGAAGTGCTCGCCAAGGCGCACCAGGCCGCCAACCCCGGCCTCACGATCGAGGCGGCCACCGCTGCCGTCCTGGAGACCCCCGAGGGCTCCAAGCTGTACGTCGAGATGTCGGCCTGATCCAGGCTCCCAACCCCCTACCAAGGAGACAACACACATGAGCCTTCAACAGGAAGTTCGGAGCCTGAGCATCCCCGCGAGCGCGGACCTCAGCGCCTCCCAGTTCTGCTTCGTGACCATCGACGGCAACGGGCGCATCGCGCTCCCGTCCGCCGGTGGCGACTGCGTGGGCGTCCTTCAGGACAAGCCCGACGCCCTGGACCGCGCGGGCCAGGTCGCCATGCTCAACATGAGCGGTAAGCTGAAGGTGGTCGCGGGCGCGACCCTCACCCCCGGCACCAAGGTCCAGGCGGATGCCTCGGGCCACGCCCTGGCCGCCCTGACGGGCGACCACGTGCTGGGCACCGTGCTCTCCGGGGGCGACTCCGGTGAGCTCATCGAGATCCTGCCGAGCAGCCGCATGCTGCTCCCGTGATCGTCACCAACCCCTGATCAACTGACCAAGGAGACACTTCCATGACGCAACCGACCAAGGGCGACGTTCACGTCAACAAGCCCCTGACCAACATCTCGATCGCCTTCATGCAGGCGACGAGCAACTTCGTGGCGGACACGGTGTTCCCCAACATCCCCGTCCCGATGCAGTCCGACCGCTACTACACCTACGATCGCGGGTACTTCAACCGCGACGAGATGGAGGAGCGCGCGCCGGGCACCGAGTCCGCCGGCAGCGGGTACGAGGTGGACAACACCCCGACGTACTACGCCAAGGTGTACGCCTTCCACCACGACGTGCCCGACCAGGTGCGCGCCAACGTGGACGCGGTGATCCAGCCGGACTCCGACGCCACCAAGCTGGTGTCCCACAAGGCCCTCATCAAGCGCGAGAAGCTGTGGGTGGCCAAGTATTTCCAGCCCTCCCTCTGGACGTTCGACGTGGACGGCGTGGCCGCCGCGCCGGGCGCGGGCGAAGTTCTCCGGTGGTCCGATGCCAACTCCACGCCCATCGAGGACGTGGCGGCGGCCATGGACGCCGTGCTGGAGGAGACGGGCATGCTGCCCAACGTCCTCGTCCTGGGCCGCCAGGTGTGGACCGCCCTCAAGAACCACGTGGACATCATCGACCGGGTGAAGTACGGCCAGACGGCCCCCGGCACCGCCAAGATCAGCCTGGTGGCTCTGGCGGACCTGTTCGAGGTGGAGCGCATCGTGGTGATGAACGCCATCGAGAACACCTCGGCGGAGGGTGCGGCCAACGCGCACTCCTTCATCGGCGGCAAGAAGGCCCTGCTGGTCTACTCGGCCCCGAGCCCGGGCCTGCAGGTCCCGACGGCGGGCTACACGTTCTCCTGGACGGGCTTCCTCGGTGCCGGCGCGCAGGGCGGCCGCATCAAGAAGTTCCGCATGGAGCACCTGGAGTCCGACCGCATCGAGATCCAGATGGCGTTCGACCAGAAGCTGGTCAGCGCCGACCTGGGCTACTTCTGGGACACGATCGTCGCCTGATCGGCCCCACCAACGCCTGACACTTCAAGGAGACCTCATACATGAAGAGCAAGCGCCAACCGTTCGACGAGGGCGGGTCCTTCGTCGCGCGCAAGACGTTCCGATTCCACGGGCGAACCTTCGCCCGTGGAGCGGAGTTCCCCTGGAAGCGCCTGTCGTGCTCGGCACGCAAGCTGTTCCAGCTGTACGACAACGGCTTCCTGGTCCTGGCTTCCGAGCTGGAGCCCCAGGCGGAGCCCGCGCCGGACAACAGCCCCGAGGCCAAGACCGAGCGCCGGAAGGAGGCGGGCCGCAAGGCTGCCGAAGCCCGCAAGCGCAACGCCGAGGCCAAGGCCGCAGCCGCCGCTGCCCCGGCGGAACCGGAGGCGGCAGGGGAGTGACCCCGTGGCGGAACCCGGCTCCATCCGGTTCGTCCTGGATGTCCTCACCCGGTTCACCGAGAAGCACGTCAAGGTCATCACCCTTGACGCTGTGGCGAACCTGGTTGAAGACACGCCGAGGCGAACCGGATGGGCCAGGTCAAACTGGGTCCCGTCGATCGGGACCCCGAAGGACCTGGACGGGACCCCGCCCCCGGAAGATCAGGCTGCCGGCCCCGTTCGGCAGCGAGACGCGGCCCGTGAGGCTGGGATCGCGGCGATTGTCACAAGCTACCGCCTGAGCCTCGGGCGAATCTACATCACCAACAACGTGCCCTACATCCGACGGCTGAACGATGGTCACTCCAAGCAGGCCCCGGCGGGCTTCATCCAAGCGGCGATCCTCCGGGCGGTGCGGGGAGCCTTCGTGTGAACATCGTCGAGGCAACCGACGCCATCTACAAGGACTGGCTGGCCTTCGCCACGGCCCAGTCCATCACCGACCCGGTGCTGTTTGGCAACGAGGACTCGGTGGGTGATGTCAATCCCGACGAGGGTAGTGGGCCCTGGTACAGGGTCACCTACCGCGAGGCGGCGGGCGGGCGAGCGAACCTGAATGGTAAGGTGGGCACGAGGCGCTACGAGCGCCTGGGCTTCCTGGCCATCCAGTGCTTCGCCCCAGTGAACAAGGGCGTCAAGACCGCCCTGACGATGGCCGAGACGGCGCGGGACCACTTCGAGGACTCGCGCTCCGCCACGGCCTCCTCGGAGATCATCTACCTCAACGCTGACGTCCGGCCCCAGGAGGCGGACGGCAAGTGGTTCCCTGTCCTCCTGGAGGTGGCCGTCGAGGTCACCGACTTCAAGTAACACAAGGAGCTACCCCATGAGCCTCGTCAAGGTCAACGAGATCAGCCTGGCGGCCGCCATCGAGGCGTCCCTGGGCACGCTTCCCGGTTCCCCGGTGTGGGATCTGCTGGAGCCCAACACCATCAACAGCTTCGGCGCGACGATCACCAAGACCGCGCGCAACCCCATCAGCCGCCTCCGGCAGCGCCGGAAGGGCACGACCACGGATCTGGAGTCCGGGGTCGAGTTCGAGGCGGACCTGACGGGCCAGATCGTCAAGCGGTTCCTCCCCGGCTTCGTGTTCGCCAACTGGTCGGCCATCACGGCCCTCCAGAGCGGCGCGTTGTTCCACAACCTCGTGGCCGAGACGACCGGCAGCCAGTACCAGCACGACGCGCTGGGCGCGGCCCTCCCCGTGGGCACCCTGGTGTTCGCGCGCGGCTTCTCGACCGCCGGGAACAACGGCCTGTCCGAGGTGTCGGGCGTGCCCACGACCACGGTTACCCCGGTCACGGGCC